GTTTCATCCGTAAAGATATTCTTTGTGGCACCCTTACGACGGAACATATCAATATCCATCATAACAACAGTATCATACTCATCAAACTCTTCGGTCAACATAGCGAGCTTCTGGCTTTGTGAACTCAGTGACTTATCGAATACAGAGCCGCGGAGTAGACGATAGTCCGCTCCGCAGTAGTCAGCATACTCTTGGATGCTCTCCTGTGACAGTTTCTCTAACTCACCTAGGTTACCTGTCCAGTGTTGTAATATAATATTTTTCACTCTAATGGTTCCTTTGAAAAGAAATAGTCATGCTGAATTACTAGCTTTCCATCTCTTAAGTGATCTTTAATATGCTTTGAGTGTATGAACCCAGCACTCTTAAAAAAATCTAAATATTCTTTTTGTGAAGGAGATCCACTATTAAACTCTATGCCCTCGGCTGGTATTTCACAATGAATTAACTTACAGCGATTCAATATATCATTACAACCAACCAACACATCGAGCTCAGCTCCCTGAACATCTATCTTAATGAAGTCAGGATAAGGCAAAAAGTTTTCATCTACATACGTATCAAGCCTACGTGTCTTTACTGTAGTGGTCTGATAGTTTGTTTTAAGAAACTGATCCGTTTCTCTCATGTAAGTATCGCCGGTTCCACCGTCATGGTAAAACACAACTTCAGCATCATCTTTATCTGATAAGACAACTTTATGCCAAGGTCCAACTTTTACTTTTTGTGCTTTCTTAGGACTACCTTCAAATTGATGTATCTCTGCTTTTGGTAAGAGTCTTCTTAGCATTTCAGCAAACTTACCGTCATGAGCACCAATATCATAGCAAACACTAGGATTAAACTGTTTTATTACTGATTCCATCATTGAACTGCTTTCATCAATTCCTCTACGTTCTCACCACGATTGGGTAGTTTGTCCTTCAAAAAGAAATGTACAAAGTGAGCTTCCTTGACAGCTTCTTGTTTAATTCCAGTAAACAAACCATTCCAACGGAAATCGAGACGTTTCAGATTCATCTTTTCTTCTTTGACCCAAGTATTGAGAAGTGTTTGATCCGTTGACCATTTCCATGCTCCCATCCCGTCCACGAACGGTTTAAACCTCGGGCGATTAATAAACTGCTTTGGTGTATCACCTTTAAGGTATTTTTCGATTCTTTTGTTAAGTACCATAACCCCCATATTGAAGAATTCGGCGCCGGAGTTATTCCACTGCCAGTCAACGCTTCGTATGTTGGAATATTGCATGCGACTATAGTTAGCAATCTTATTGCGGTACTGTTCCGTAATTGGCATGTCACGCTCAACGACTCCACCAAAATCGTACTCCTCTGTTACTTCATCAAAGATGTTCGGTGCATCGGGACGAATCCAAACGTCAGCATCAATAATAGCAACTTGATCGTATGACTTCAAGTAATTAAACGCGTTTTCTTTTTCATAGATGGGAAGGAAACCACCATGTTTCATATAAGATTCTTTACTACGATTCGTAGCAAACACGTCTGGTTTAATCATTAAGATAGGTGTACGTTGGACCTCATAGTCGATACCGTGTCGTTCACAATACTCTTTTACTGACTGAGTACAGTGATCGTACAGCTTAGACTTTTTTCCGAGATACACCTGATATATTAGTCTCTTCATAGTAACTCACGATCTGTTGAGCAATCTCCATTGCTTGTTCAAAGTTTTTACGAAAACGATTCCTCTTAGCACCATTCTCTATAAATCGATATAGATTATCTATAGTCCCATTATAGTGCGGTAGATCGTAAGACTTACGATACCTTACGATCTCTTCCCATTGACTACGTAGTGTTAGTATTTCACCCAGTGATGTATTCATAAATCTCTTTCCATGTTGCAAAGGTAGGGAAATCTTCGTTATGCATGTTATGAGCATGTTCTACAACAATACTTTCAAGACCAAGACGATCTCCAAGCTCAGCGTTTTGTAACTTATCTTCGATCCAAATGAGACCAGTGTCAGCGTAAGGAGCAAGAACGTCGTCCTTGTCAGCACCAGTATCTTCGAAAATAAATTTAGTGAAAGCTGTTTCGCCGAAGAGCTTCTTAGTATTCATGATACGAAGCTTTTGAGCGTGTTCATCTTTTGATAAAGATGTAATCATATGGAATGTGTAACCATGTTTACGATGTAACAGGTCTACATAATACATAGCATCACGAAGAGGAGGTAAGAATCCCATAGCGGCTGACTCATTAAACTGACGAACCAACCGTTGTTTGAGTTCGGGATCAAGACCGTATCGGTCACCCATGTCGTATTTAGACTGACCGTCTTCTACAATTTCATACCCTTGGGACTGCATCCATACGTTCATGGCGTATTCCCAATTCATGAGAACTCCGTCACAGTCAGTGAGGATTACTCGATTCAAGTTGTTCATCATAATATTCTCCTTCATTATAGTAGTATTCTACCATATTGTGAGGAGAATGTAAATAGTCTTTTTCATTTTTAATGCAATTTTTTATTCTAAAATCTTTATGAATAGATTGTTGCTTATGTTTTCCGCGTTTCTTGTTGCGTGCATCAAAGCGACTGAACTTAGCCATTAGATTTTTTCCTGTCCAAAGTTACGAGTGTTTTCAATTTCAGCAGCGAGTTGTTCAAACCCACCGAGGTGTTTACCGTTCCAAAAGATTTGTGGAACAGTCTTAGCTCCAGGAACCTGTTCGTGTAGTTCTTGAAGTTTTTCGGGTCCATCAATCAAGATGTATTCATATTTAAGATCGTATTGTTCGCATAGAGATTTTGCTCTATCACACCAACCGCAGTTCGGTCTTCCCCAGATAGTTACCATTAGTCAACTCCTAACATTTCTTTTGTCATAATATAATCTCTAACCATGCCTGACCTGACGATGTCGTCCCATCCAAACTGAACGATAGAGAAGTTTTTCATTTGTTCTAAGATAGCCATAAACTTAAACAAACCATCCTTCTCATCTTGATACTTAAAATCAGATTGTTTGTAGTCACCACAGAATATGATTTTTGAGTTGCGTCCTACTCGTGTTATCACAGAATCAAGTTCATGAAACGTAAGGTTCTGCATCTCGTCGACAATAATGATTGAATCATCAAACGTGGATCCACGAATAAATGATGTAGATTCAAAGTCAATTTGTCGAGCTGTGATGAGTTTGTTATACGCTCCAGCATCACCAAATAGTTCAGCACAAATATTCTTATATGGAATATTGTACATGTCCTTTTTTTCCTCTGCAGTACCCGGAAGGAAACCAATGTCTCGTGTAGGTACGACAGATCGAATAATTACAATACGGCGATAGAATGAGTCGGGATCGAGAAGTTCTTCCAACGCCATATAAAGTGCTATAAAGGTTTTACCAGTACCGGCGGTTCCAGCTAATACCAAGTTATCGTCATCTTCCCAAGCTTCAAAAGCCTGTTTCTGATTTTCAGTAATCGGTTCATACTCTAACAGGTCATCAAGGCGAACTGTCATAGAGTTGTTCTTACCTATGCGTTTAGCCATGTTACGTCTTAATCGTATTCGCTCGACCAGAGCCTGATTTGACTTTATTCAAAACTTCTTTCCATCCATCATCTGTTTTACTCAAGGTGCTTCCTGCTTGTGATACAATCTTCGGTGTCGATAGCACCTGTATTACATCGGGAAGTTCATCTAGAATTTTTTGTAGTTCATCCCAAGAACAAACAACATCCCATGTATCATTCGTCTTGGTATCTTTCAATGTATATGAAGGCATAATATTCTTTCTGTAAATCGGTCGACTAGTCGAACCAGCCGACCGTCTACCTCCTATTGCAATGCTTGTTGTTTCTCAGCGATATAGTTTTTGAGATACTCTCTCTTTCGACTTATTTTACTAGCCAGATCAGTTTTACCCTTTCGTTTTAGTTTTGTTATATAATTTTCTAATTCGATAACGTCTTGATTAAGTCTATCAAACTGAGCAGTCAATGCAATCTCCTGTTTTATTATTGTTTTACATGATTACTATTTAACGATAAGTTTTGGAAAAGCCTCCTCTACAAGTTTCTTGGTAATACCTTTTGCCAAGGATTTCTTATCCTTCATCAGAATAAGAAGCTCAGCGTCTTTTGGGTGAATTCCTTCAAGCATATCAATGAACATGCGTTCACGTTTGAATGGTTGAACTTGATCGCCCGCAAGCCCTTTGACGAAGTATTTAAACTTCTTGTGTTGATTGTGTAGTGTGGAAGGTACACTACTCTCTGCCGCTGGCTCGTACGGAGGTGCTCCAGGTGGTAAGGACCACTGGACTAAATCATCGTATGCGCCGCGGAGTAGATCTTTTAAAGCCCAAGACTCGTGGTTACGAAGGACGTCGATTCGTTCTTGTCTTGTCTTTGCTTTTGAAGCAAGCTCAATTACTTCATAAACGTTTATAGTTCTAGTTTTAGTAACCATTTTAAATAAAGTCCTCAATATCTTCAATCAATCGTTTACATCGTTTAGCCACTAGGTAAGGAAAGACTTTTCCTCTATTATTTGTCGTATCTTGGCTTTCAAATGTATTTATAATTTCGCTTTTTAGAACATCAGGAGTTTCTGACAGATCGATTAATTTTTTATTACGCAAGAAGTTGCGATAGATCTCCTGGCCCTGAGACTCAGGGTCTTCGATTAATAGGTCAAGTACTTTTTGACGAAGGGGTGTTTGACGTGTACCGTCTACAAATACATTGTCACCAGACAAAACGTTGGGTACACCGTCAGACGTGTCACCTCGTAGGATAAGTTCCATTAGCTGTTTCCTAGGATGTTCTATCTTTATATATTTCTTTGTCATAGGAGAATACTGATGAATGTTATCAAACTTCTGTAACTGAGCAAAGTCTTTATCAGCAGACACAATCATAACTTTCTCGTACTGACCAAACTCCTGAGTATTGTAACACAGTTGGCCAATAATATCATCAGCCTCACAGCCATCGATCTTCAATGTCTTGTAAGGGAAGTGTTCACCAAGTTCTTCAAACACAAGGTTAGTGATACGAAATACTTCGTCCCAATCCATGCTTGATTTCTTACGGCTAGTCTTACGACTCGCTTTATAGTTAGGGAATGCTTTGTAACGCCAGTTGTTACCAGCATCAGAAGCGATAACAACCTCACCAAATTCTTTGTGAAAACGTTTACGATACATACGGATGCTATTCAGAATCATATGGCGAATCAGGTTTTCATCGATGTCAAGCTTTTGTGTAACGATGTTGCCGATGGCGATTCCGTTATAGTCAATAATAATCATTCTAAACTCCAAGTTAACTTAAGTTTATTCTATCATATCTTCGTCTGATTGTACACCTAAAATATGCTTTCGATGAATTTTTCCTCCAACAAAAGCGTTATAGTATTCTTCTGGCTTGAGCAGTACATCATACTCGAGTTGATACTTCATTTCATAATAAGAACATTGACCCTTGGTCTTACATAATTTAAGAATCTCACGATGGTAGTTGTCTTCACCTTTTTGTTCTACCAATAGCTGGACCTCTTTACTGGATCCGAAATACTTACGCCAGTCTGACTCAGCTCGAGTCCTGACTCTACGTTTTCTTGTTTTTGTCTTGGGTAGAATCTTTGGTTTCCAGAAAAACTTCTTACCGATGTATTTCATACCGGTATCTTTTTCTGTTATTTGATATACGAATCCTTGATACTCTTCTGGAGTCTCGTCAAATTCTTTTCCATTATAATGCCACATAAAAAAATAGCCCCTTTCGAGGCTATTTATCTTTAATCATCTTCGGTCTCTTCGAACTCGGAGTCCTCACCACACATGGGACAGAACCTTGGAACATCGTCACCCTCTTCTAGCATAACAAAGGTGACCATATCACATACGTCACACTCAGTCCAGTATTCTTTATCCATGCGTCTTCTCCTTTAGAACGTAATTTCGCAAGCACCACCAACACATGCTGCTGATCCGAGAGTATCTACATCTACAAATTTCTTCGTTTCGAGCTGAGAAGCAAAATCAACCGGAGACAAGTTCTGTTGAATCTTAGTCCACTTGTGTAGAAGGAATACATCCTTCAAACAGTACTCTGCATCTTTTGTATCGCCCATGAAATAGTTCTCGGCGAACTTCTTGAAACGACGGATCCATTCAGCACGAATATCAGAAACTTCTCCACGGTACTCATCTGGAAGTTGAGCCACAGAAGTTGCTTCCCACAGATCATTGAATCCTTTACGTGTATCTACAATCAAACCAGCCGCAAACAATGCTGCTTTGCCATATTTATTCACGATCTGATCTTCAGTCAAGACTTCGGTCATAGGAGCTTGGTTAAAGTCTTTGTCACCTGATCCACCAAGGAATGAGATACCAGCGTATGCACCACGATTCTCATATACATAGTCTTCAACTTCACGCCACTGGTGATCCATAACGGTCACTGTGTTTGAAACATTGTGACGTAGTTTAGGGTGAGAACATAGTTCTTCGTTTGTACCAGCTTCTACCCAGTTGTTTTGTACTGTGCTTACTTTTTCGAGAAGCTTGGTACCATACAGTTCTTCACGATACAATGAACCTTCTGGAGAGATAACAGGGAACGCAACCACGTAGTCAGTCTTACCAGCTGACCATACAGATTCCTCTACCATGTAAGGATTTGTCTCAGCAATCAATTGTGCAACTTCTGATTCCTTATTCAGCTGCACGTGTCGTAAGTAACGCGGTGAGTGTTCTGAGTGAATGCCAGAGGCTGTCTGGAGTAGCACTGAGGCATTGCCAGATGGTTTAACACAAGTAGTACGAGCTGCTTGGTTAATACCAATCAAAGCTGCAACTTCTTTATTGACTTGCTTTACGATAGCTGCACCCTGACGTTGAATCTCTTCG